CTTTCAGGCACCTTACTTTGAAAAATAAAATCACTGCGACATAACTTACAACAGCCATCGCGCAGCGATTTTGTTCAAGAAGCGTTATACCGAAAAAAGTCTTATCCCGATATTTACAAAAGAGTCTCCAAATACAAGTTGTTCTAAAGAATGTTTCGGGATAATGCGATGCTGTACTAGGTAGTGTCTCCCCTTAAAATATAAGCCGATTAAGTAGAAAAATTGGGATGAGGATATTGTCATTTTTTTTGTGGAAGGTCACGATAGGGAGGACGAGTAAACCTTTTTGAAAAAAATTAAAATTTTTCTTGCCAGATAGCAACATTTGGCACTTCCCATACGGGATAAGAGTGAAAGGGAAAAAAGCTCTTTGCTTTGATTCGGTTGGTTGGGAAGGAGGTGAACCCTATGGGAATCTGTCTTTCAGGCTCTGATATAGCAATACTGTACCAGATAGTGTGTCTCGTTAAAATATAAGCCGATTAAGTGGAAAAGTTGGGAGATTGATATTTTTCTGTTAGGATAAGGATATTGTCATTTTTCTCGGTGGAAGGTCAAGATAGAGAAGGTGAGTGATTTTTTTAGAAAAAAATTAAAAATTTTTTTGTCAGATATCAACATTTGGCACTTCCAATACGGGATAAGAGTGAAAGGGAAAAAGAACTTTGCTCTAATCCAGTTGGTCGGGAAGGAGGTGAACTCTATGGAGCAGCCTTCTTCCTTGGACAAAAAAACAGTCAGACATCAGTTTGATCGGAAGTGTAAGCTGGCATTAAAAGGCGAGTTAGTAGATTATACGAGACATATGGATTATCTGGGTAAACACGAAGTAATGCTATCTGACCTTTCGGAGGGGGAATTTGGTAACCTTTCGGTGGTCGACGAGTATGAAATGGATATTTACCACATCCAGGTGCTGGGCTATGATATATGCCTTAAGAATATGTTGCTTGCAGAAGCGTTAAGTACGCTGACGAAAAGAAAACTTGATGTAATTATACTGTCATATTTTCAAAACATGAGTGATGCAGATATCGCAAAAATTCTGAATTTGGACAGGAGTACGGTATATAGGCATAGGAACCGCTCGCTTGAATTGTTAAAACTAAAGATGGAGGAACGTAGCAATGAAAATAAAGAACAAAAAAGATAACAATACAAGACTGCTACCTTTTTGTGTTATTGAGGCGGCTACAGAAGGAGATATTCTGGCAATTCATAAGGTGCTGAACCACTATGAAGGGTACATAAGGAGTTTATCTGTCAGAGAAGTAAAAGATAAGTCTGGAAATACCCGGTATTATGTGGATGAAACATTGCGTCAGCGTTTGCAATCCAAATTACTCATGACAATTTTAGATTTTCAATTAATCCGCTAAGTATTAGGTGGGCATCCCCTTTCTGCCCGCCTAGCACTGTTTAGGGGCTGCACCTTGAAAACTTCATATTGAAAATCCTGCAGGACGTAGGAAATGGTTGAGCCACTTAATGAATACGCCAAGACTACTTGTGCCTGTTATTTTGCGATTGTGAAGTAATCAGGCGTTAAACGAGAAAATGCTGATTCGGGCATTGTAGGCGGGGTACGAGCGATAAATATTTGTTACGGGCAAAGGTATGGGAACTTTGCGGCGATGACACCGTTTCTGATAATGATACTTCCGGAAATAGGCTGATCCGGTCTGGAAAGATCGCAATTCTTATGTAGAAACTGCTGTTGGCAGAATTTTTGTAAGCGATGGCGAATGGAGCTGTTTCCCGACAGCCACCTGCAGGAATTAGAAAAGGAACATAATGGACAACCAAAGGATAATATAGTAAATAAAGGAAAGCTGAGGAATTTAAGATGAATCGGGCAGAATTAGAAGAATTGAAAAAGGTGGATGTCCGCACCGTGGATATTTCTGTTTTGGAAGATATAGAGAAAATAGAAATGGACAGTTCGCTTTCAGCCAGGGAGCGATGGGTGGATTTTGCGGAAAAGATTAAGAATCCGTTTTGTTTTATTTGTAATGGCATGGTGGTAAAGATTTCCTACTCCGAGGTAAAAGAGAGCCTTGAGAGCAAACTGGTCCGGCTATGCATGAGCATGGAGGGGGAGAATTTTTGTTAGAGCTTCCTATGGACATCTGTGGTCTGGGATGGTACAATGATTATGGACGAAGCAGAACCCCAAATAGGAAAGGTTTGACAACAAACAAGACTATTTGAGGTGATGAAATGAATGCAAATCTGAATACCGATGTATATGATGCTGACGTTTACCTGCGCCTATCGAAGGAAGACGGGGACAAGGAGGAAAGCGACAGCATTACGAATCAAAGAGAGCTGATCTTAGGGTTTCTAAAATCCAGGGAGGACATCAGGATCCATGCGGTTAGGGTGGATGATGGCTATTCCGGGGTAAATTTCGAGCGACCGGCATTCCAGCAGATGTTAGAGGATATTAAAACAGGGAAAGTAAATTGTGTGGTGACAAAGGATTTATCACGCTTTGGAAGGAACCACATCGAGGTGGGGAAATATATTGAAAAAATATTCCCATACTTAGGTGTCCGTTTTATTGCAATCAATGACAATTACGACAGCCTGACCAATGATGCACAGACGAATAACATTATCATTCCATTCAAAAATTTGATTAACGATGCATATTGCAGAGATATCAGCATTAAAATTCGGAGTAATCTGGAAGTGAAAAGGGAAAGGGGAGATTTTGTAGGCCCGTTTGCCCCTTACGGCTACCAGAAGTCAGAGGAAGATAAAAATAAGTTGGTGATAGACGAAGAAGCTGCGGAAGTGGTGCGGTCTATTTTTAGGATGTACCTGCAAGGCAGCAATGCGTATAAAATAGCAGAGAAGCTGAATAAGAAAAACATTCTTACGCCGATGGACTATAAGAAAGAGAATGGAAGTGCATTTTATACCGGCTTTAAAAAGAACATGAAAAGCCAGTGGACGCATATGCATGTACTGCGCATATTAGGAAATCCCGTCTATACCGGGACGCTGGTTCAGGGAAAGGAAACCACGCCAAATTATAAAGTGAAAAAGAAAGTAAAGCGTGACCATAGCAAATGGAGTCAGGTGGAAAATACTCATGAAGCGATCATTCCATCCATTGATTTCCAGAATGCACAGGAACAGCTTAAGATGGATACCAGGACAGGGACGGCAAAAGAGAAAGTATATTATTTGTCCGGTATTGTAAAATGCGGTGACTGCGGTGCAAACATGGTCAGAAAGACGGTGCCTTCCGGAAAAAGAAAATTTGTTTATTATGTATGCGGAAGCCATAAAGGGAATAAGGGCATTTGTAGTTCCCACAGTATCAATGCGGAGTCTTTGGAGGAAAGCGTATTGATACTGTTGAACCATCAGATTAAGAATGTGACAGATTTAGGGCAGATTCTGGATAAACTGGAAGATACGCAGATCAGGAAAGGGGAGATGACAAAAAGGAACAGGCAGATGACAAAGAAAAAGGAAGAAATACAGAAATATAACCATTTGCGCCTGGATTTATATGAAGATTACAAAGACGGGCTGATTACGAAGGAAGAGTATCTCGAGTTAAAAGAAATCTATGAAAAACGTACCCAGGCGGCAGAACAGGCGCTTGGGGCAATGGAAGTGGAGACGGCGTTTTTGGCCAATGGGGGAAAGAATACATGCGGCTGGATCAATGAATTTAAAAAATGTGGATATTTGGAATCTCTTTCGAGGGAAGTTGTCATTTCCCTGATTGAGCAGATACTGGTTTATGAAAAAAAGGAAGGGGAGCGCTATCCGAGGATAGAGATACATTTTAAATATACGGATGAATATCGGGCTTCTTTGAATCTGTTGGAAGAATTGCGTGAAGAAGCTCTCCTGGTGCATACAGCCAGTCCATCTGCCAATAGCGGGGAAAAGGAGGGGGCATATGGCAAGGACGAGTAGAAAGCAGGGAAAAGCTGCGGGATATCCTAAAAGGCCTGCCATAGAGGCAGGGCTGTATGTCCGTTTGTCCAATGAAGATAATGGCGGCAAAAGTACGGACGGAATTGATAATCAGCTTGAGCTTTTATTGGAATTTGTAAAACATGTTGAAAGAGTCAAAACCGTTAAGACTTATATGGATAACGGACGGACAGGGACTGATTTTGAAAGGCCGGGATGGGAGCGGATGATGGAGGATGCAAAATGCGGCCGGATTAACTGCATTATTGTGAAAGACCTTTCCCGGTTTGCAAGAAACTATCTGGAAGCAGGGGATTATCTGGAAAAAATATTTCCATTTTTAGGTATTCGTTTTATTGCAGTCAATGACCGTTTTGACAGTGCAGGCGAAATTTTTCCCCCGAAAGAATTGATTACGGAATTTAAAAACTTGGCAAATGATTATTATTCAAAAGATATATCGAATAAGGTTATGTCGGCGTTCCGGGTGAAAAAAGAGAAGGGACAGTTCATAGGCGGAAAGGCTCCATACGGGTATGTTTTGAAAAACAATCATTATATAATAGATGAACCAGCGGCTGATGTTGTCAAGAGGATTTTTGAAATGAAGATGGACGGGATAAGCAATTATAAAATTGCCGGCATACTGAACCAGGAGGGTATCCTGTCCCCCAGTAGTTATGCAGGGAAACAGGGGGTTAAAAAGTATAAGAATTGCAGTCATATTTTATGGCAGCAGGAAGCAGTCAGCCGGATTTTATATAACCGGGCATATGTTGGGGATTTGGTGCAGGGGAAATATAACCGTTCCATTTATTCCAGGGAAAGACGGGGCAAAAGAGAAGAAGCTGCGTGGGAAGTCTTAGAAAATGCTCATCCGGCAATCATCGACAGAGATACATTTCAGAAAATACAGGAAATCCGGGAAAAGAACCGGAAAGTATGGAAGGACAGGCAGGGCGGGCAGGGATACAGGAATGTGCTGGAAGGGATCCTGGTATGCGGAATCTGCCATCATGCGATGTGGAGAAATAAAGACGTGAGGAATGGTAAAGCGCAGTATTATTTTTTCTGCGGTTCTGCCTACGGTCATTCCCGGACAAAGTGCAATACGTCCTCTATTGTGGATCATAAAATCTTTGATATGGTGTTAAAGCAGATAAAGCTGCAGATAGAATTGGCCATAGAAGTCGACAGCCTGTTGGAACGAATGAAAAAATCGGATAATCAGTCTGCAGTTTACAGGATGAAAAAGAAGGGGGCGGAGCAGGCAAGGGATGAACTGCAAAGATATGTATATCTGAAAACCGGTATTTACGAAGATATGAAACAGGGGATTTTGACGAAAGACGAATATTTAACTGCAAAAGAAAGATATACAAGAAAGATTTCTGAACTGGAAACAGAATGGAACAATAAGCAGGCTGAACTGGATAAATTTAAACAATGCATGAGTGGAGAAAACCGTTGGCTGAAAGCCTTCCTAAATTTCAGGGAGGCAAAAGAGCTTACAAGGGATATGGCGATAAACTTGCTGGAAAAGGTGGAAGTATATGAGGATAAAAGAATCCATATCAGGTTCCGGTTTAGGAACGAATATGAATATTTAATGACCCAGTTAGCGGAAAGAGGTGAGAATTGTGGCAAGGCAGTTTCTAGCTAAATATCTTAGGCTTTCCGTAGAGGATGGTGACATGGTATTGAATGATGCGAAAGAAGAGAGTAACAGTATCAGCCACCAAAGAGAATTGGTTAATTGGTATATCAGTGATAAACAGCTTTATCCGACCATGCAGCCATTAGAATTTGTAGACGATGGCTACAGTGGAACAAATTTTGAAAGACCTGCAGTGAGGGAGATGCTGTCATTGGTCAGGGAAGGGAAAATATGCTGTATTATTGTGAAAGACCTTTCCAGGTTTGGGAGAAATTATTTGGAAGTGGGGGATTACTTAGAGCAGATTTTCCCTTTTATGGGTGTCAGATTTATTGCAATTAACGATGGATACGATAGTAATGAATACATAGGAACTACAGGGGGAATCGAGATTTCTTTTAAAAATCTTCTATATGATATGTATAGCAAGGACTTGTCTGAAAAAATGCGTTCGTCGTTGCTAATAAGAAGAAAGCGGGGAGAGTTTATCGGCCCCAGAGCGCCGTTTGGTTATCGGTTCTCTGATAATAAGAAGATTTTGACAATAGATGAAGTGGCTGCACAATATGTGAAATATATTTTTGAGCTGGCCTGTGAGGGATGTAGGACCGGGGAAATAGCAAAAATATTGAATAAAGAAAGAATACCGACACCTGGGCAATACAAAAACCGGGAAAAGTTACAATATCATATCATAGATGGGGAAGGGTATTGGGATAGTGGGAAGGTTCGGAAGATTTTGCAGAACAAGGTATATGTTGGAACTGTTGTAAATGGAAGATTCAGAGTTACGGAGGTCGGAGGCAGCCATTTTAAGCAAGTGCCGGATGAAGAACAGATATGTGTTCCAGGCAGGCACGAAGCGATCATTACGGAGCAGGAATATATACAGGCATTAAAAGTGCTGAAAAATAAAGGATGCCAGAAAGGGAAGAAGCATATTCCAAAACAGGAAAGTATTTTGCTTGGAAAGCTGCGGTGTGGACATTGTAAAAGAAGCTTGATTCGTCTAAGCTGTACTGCGATACCATACTTTATCTGTAAAAAGGCAGGATATGAGGAAAATACCAAATGCATTAATGAGCGGTTAAGTGAGCCAGAACTGGAGGCGGCTATTTTAGAATTTTTTAATGAAAAATTGGTGCAAGAGAATCGAGAAAGAAAAAGCCGGAAATCAGATATAAATCTTCCGGTTCACAGACAGATCAGTTCCTCTTTGGAGATACATCTATCCCATTCGGAAAAAGAGTTGGCAAAGATGTGTATGGCGTTGGAACAGAAACAGAAGTCGCTAAAATTAGAAAAGCAAAGTCTTTATGAGCAGTATAAAAGGAATCAGATAGAGAGGAAAATCTATTTGAATAGAGTAGAAGCATTAAGGGAGAAAGAAAAAAGTTTAAGTCAAAAGATACAAAACTTGCAAGAAGAAACAGAACGGTATGAGGAAGATGGCAAAACACAAAAGGAAGAGGATGAATATACTGGGAAATTGGATAGCCTTACCAGAGA